AAATTAAAGATATTAATGATCTTTCTGATAAAGAAAAGGATAAGTTCTTTACTTACATTGATAAAAATTGGGACGCAGAAAACGAATCAGTGCATGAAGCAAAGCTTAAACCGTCTGAACTTAAAAAATACCCTGCTCTAGTAGCAATTAATAAAGAAATCGATGATTTACTTGATAAGAATAAAAAACATAGATATCTTCCAAGAAAAGTTTCTGATGAGCTTGATAAATTGATGGACAAGGAGAAACAAATTATGCGTGATTTAGGTCTGGATAAATCAGCTGATAATACGCGGATGATGACGGACTCAGTTGAAGTCGATGAAAGGTTTGGTTTTAGTGGAAAGTATGTTATTAAGGATGGTGAATTGGTTGGTGATAAATTGCACATCTCTAAAAAGGTTTGGGGTGACATTGATCCAAAACATAAAGGTGGTAGTATGCAAGATACTCCATCGGTAATTTCTATAGATCCAAAAACAGGCAAAGATAGAATATTTCGTGTTGTATTCACTTAATCTTATTTAATGAGATATTGAGGTTTTAATATGTTTGGTTTGTTGGGTACATTATTTGGTGGTTCAGAAACAGCAGTCAAGTCAATTGATTTAATATCAAGTTCTGTAAGGGGGATTGGTGGATTTATTGACGAACAAAACTTTACTGTAGAAGAAAAGGTAAAGGCAAATCTTGAATTAAATAGACTTAATCAAGAATTGGTAAAAGCTACAATGAGTGAAAATTCTATTCGCTCAATAACTCGTAGAATACTCGCATGGTCTATCATGGGGTCATTTCTATTTCTTATCATGTTTTCTGCTATCATATATGGAATTCCTTTTCCGTCTGATGTAGAGGGTGTGTCATTCGGTGGTCAATGGGCAAATCATGTTATGGATGTTGCGGGAGAATTAGCTAATATGGCTTTAGCCGTATCTATATTTTATTTTGGTTCTGCATTACTAGGATCTAAATCAAAACCATAATATAATTGACATTACAACATATTTGTTGTATAATATATATTATGAACTATATAGATTTAAAATATATTAACCTTATATCTGTCAGATTAGACAGGTTTAAAAAGAAATCGGCATCTGAATATAACTTCAGGTGTCCTTTTTGTGGTGACTCAGAAAAATCAAAAACTAAGGCTCGTGGTTGGATAATAGAAAATAAACAAGAAGCTTTCTATTATTGTCATAATTGTAATATATCACAATCTATGTATAATCTTATCAATAAACTTGATGTGACTTTAGCTAAACAATATTATTTTGAGAAATTCAAATCAAAACATGAAGTCAAAAAAGAACTTATCACAGAGTTTGACTTTCATAAACCTTTATTTAATACAAATATTTTATCAAGAGTAGCAATAAGTTTGTCCGAGTTGCCTTCAACTCATATAGCAATAGAATACGTCAAATCTAGAAAAATTCCAAAGTCTGCTTATTCTAAACTCTATTATATTGATAGATTCAATAAACTTGATAATGAGTCATCCATAAAAGATGAAAGATTGATCATACCATATCACAATAAAGAACGTAGGCTTGTTGGGTTTACTGGAAGAGCATTAAAAAATTCTGGCATAAGATATGCTAATGTATCATATACAGATGAGCAATTATTTTATGGTTTGAATGATGTTGACTTCAAAAAAGATATATATATTGTTGAGGGTGCGATAGACTCAATGTTTATTAGTAATGCTATAGCTGTAAATAATTCGAATTTGTCAAGGGTTTCTAGTATTGTCGATAAAGAAAGATGTGTATTAATTCCTGATAAAGAACCAAGAAATAGAATAATTGTTAAAAATATTAAGAAGTTTATTGATATGGGATATAGAGTATGTTTGTTGCCAGATATAATTAAAGGTAAAGATATAAATGAGTATGTGTCGAACGGCATTGAATTGCCAGAATTACAAAGAATTATAGATAATAATATATATTCTGGTATGATTGCAAGTTTAAAATTAACGGAATGGAAGAGGTCATAAATGGATGATTTTAGAAAATATTATCAATGTGACGGTTGTGGAGCAAGTTTCAAGGTGTCACATTCACTAGAAGAAGATAAGTATAATGTAATTTGTTGTCCATTTTGTGGAGAAGATGAATTTTTTGAAGATGATATAGAGGATGATTATTAATGATTTTAATTGATTCGAGCCAAATGTTTATTGCAAACATGATGGTTCATATGTCATATAATGACAACAAGGTTGATATACATGCATATAAGAAATCTATATATGAGTCTATTCTAAATTATAATAAAAAATACAGTTCTAAATATGGAGATGTTGTGTTGTGTATTGATGCAAAAAAACCTTGGAGAAGAGAAGTATTTGATAATTATAAAGCAGTAAGAAGAAGTAATAAGAAAAATGATACGAAAAAAGATTGGGGTCTGGTGTATGATACAATCAATACTGTTAAAATAGATCTTATAGAACACTTTCCATTTAAGGTTGTTGAATGCCCAAGAACTGAGGCTGATGATGTAATAGCGGTGTTGGTTAAAAATACAAGAGATCCAACATTAATTATATCATCAGATAAGGATTATTTTCAATTGCATAGGTATAGTCATGTAAAACAATATAGTCCTATGACTAAAAAACTGGTATCGCCGAGTCAATCTGCATCTAATTATCTTAGAGAACATATTATTAGAGGTGACAGAGGTGATGGTGTTCCTAACCTTTTATCTGATGATTCTGTGTTCGTTGATGGAGGAAGACAAACCCCAATATCAAAGAAAAAAGTAGAATGTTGGATTGGACATGATCCAAAAGAATTTTGTGATGATGAGATGTTAAGAAATTTTCAGCGGAACGAGTTATTGATTGATTTTGATTATATCCCAGAGGATATAGTACAATCTATATTAACGACATTTTCTGAAGTGAAGATAAATAAGAAGTCTAAGTTATTAGATTATTTTATTACAAATAGATATAAAAACTTTATAGCTGAAATTGATAATTTTTAGGAGATATAATGCAATATACTATTCATGAAATGTTAACTGATGTTTCAAAGGGAAATACAAAGATTTTAAAAACAGAACGATTAAAGAAATATGATACACCAGAACTTAGAGCATTAATGAAAAGTTCGTATGATCCGAATATTAAATGGTTGTTACCAGACGGGGATGTTCCATATAATAAATCCGAAGCACAATTAGGTGACGGCCATAGATTTTTGGTTTCAGAGATATCATCACTTTATAATTTCATTCAGGGTGGAAATAATAGAATTAAGCAGAATAAACGAGAAGATATGTTTATTCAGATTTTAGAATGTTTACATTCGAGTGAGGCAGAAGTATTGATTTCTGCTAAAAATAAATCTCTTCATCGTAAATATGTTATATCTGATGCGGTTGTTCGTGAAGCATTTAATTGGGATGAAAATTATACGAGGAAATAATGCCAACATATACATTAAAAGAAATAAAGACTGGTATAGTATCTGATGTATTTATTACGATATCGAGAATGGAAGAGTTAACAAATTCTGGTGAATATGAACAGATTATTGGATCGCCAACTATTGTAACGGGTGTTGGTAATCCGTTAAAGAACACACCTGAAGGATTTAAGGATGTGTTAAGAGAAGTAAAACTTAAGTCTCCTATGGCGACTATGGAAATCAACTAAAGGGCGCTACATTGGCATCGAGAAAAAAAATGACTGTAAGAAAAGAGAATTTAATTAAAGTTGACCCTATAACAAAGGCTCAAGAGCGAACGGTAAATTCATATAATAAAGATAAACATTTATTTTTATATGGGTTTGCTGGTACAGGGAAAACGTTTATTACATTATATCATGCTTTACAAGAAGCTTTGACGGAACAAAAACAATTGTATATAGTTCGTTCTCTTGTTCCGTCAAGAGATGTTGGATTTCTTCCTGGCACCATTGAGGAAAAATCTGAACTATATCAAGCACCATACAAATATATGGTTAAGTTTATGTTTGAACAACAATCTGATGATGCGTTTAATTCATTATACGGAAGACTTGTTGAACAAGGAACGATTAAGTTTCTTACAACATCGTTTATTCGTGGAATTACATTAGATAATGCTATTATTCTTGTTGATGAGTCACAAAATTTAACATTCTGGGAATTGAACTCTATTATCACAAGGGTTGGCCAGGGTTCGAGAATTATTTTTTGTGGTGATATAGATCAAACAGATTTGAATAAATCAGAGTCTTATGGATTTTCTAAAATGTTATCTATACTAGATACAATGGATGAGTTCGATTGTATTGAGTTTGGATTGAATGATATTGTTCGTTCGGGGTTTATTAAGTCATATTTAATCGCTAAAATGAATATTGGTGCTTAAATTTTTATCGATAACATAATATATAAATCGGAGGAAGAACGTGGAAAAATTACAAACTGCTAAGGCATTTTCAAAAATGATTGAAGATTTAGCAAATGATCATTCTATGGAATTGTTGGATACTATTGTGTGGTATTGTGAAAAAAATGAGATAGAAGTTGAATCTGCTGCAAAACTGTTAACAACTACACTAAAAGAAAAATTATACTATGATGCGTCTAAACTTAGAATAGTAAAAAGAAATCCAGAACTACCTTTATGAATGATGTTTGGAATGAATATGAGGCATGTAAACATTATATAGCTATAAAGAATCATTTTTCAAAAGATAGTTATAATTTTCTTGGATTGACCAATACATATAGGGGGCTGGGGTTTAATTATTCGGTTACAAATTATAATAAAAGGAAAGATAAATTTTTTTTCAGGAAAGCATCACAATATCATAATAAAGAAGAGTTTATAAAATATATTATATCTAATATAATATATGGAACATCTTCAAAATATCAACTAGACTCACTTCATATGTCTTCCTTGACTGAAGAAAATTATAACAAATTGAAATGTAATACTGAAAGCTTATTTTATAGATTCTGTAACGATATAAATGATGTTCTAAGTGCAACAGATTCTTTTGAGAAGATATTTGATTGTTCTAATGGTAAGATTCCTATATTATTAGAGAGGAATGTATCTATTGAAACTCTTACAATTTTAGATAAATTTGTTAGGTTTTCTAAAACCTTTGATGATAATGCAGTTTATTACTGGCCATCTATAGGATATAAGGTTAAAAATTATAATATGTTTCTTGAGTATTTTACGTTATATGATACAGTAAAATATAAAATGGCTTTAATAAATAAAATTAAAGATTGTTACGGAGATAGACATGAACAAAACAGAAGAAATTGAAATTTTACAAAATGAAAATGAAGAATTAAAGCACACAATTAAAGATTTACAGTATGATAATGCCGAACATCAAAAAAAGGATGAAGTTCTTTGGAATTCTGTAAATGATGAACAAAGGAAAAATAATGGAATTAACTGAACAATCTGTTAAATTATTAAAAGATTATTATATGCGTGATGATGAGAAAACTCCAGAGGAAGCTTTTCTCAGAACAGCAGAAGCGTTCAGTAATGGGGATAAGAAATTTGCTAACCGTATATATTCATATATTGATAAAAATTGGTTTATGTTCTCGTCGCCCATCCTATCCAATGCCCCCAGAAAAGACGAAAAGGTAAGAGGTCTTCCAATATCTTGTTTCCTTGGATATGTGCCAGATTCCCTAGATGGTCTTATTGATCATACATCAGAACTTAGATGGTTATCCGTTAAAGGTGGTGGTGTCGGTGGTCATTGGTCTGATGTTAGATCTGTATCTGACATAGCTCCAGGCCCTATCCCATTCCTACATACTGTTGATGCAGATATGACTGCATATAAACAGGGTGTTACCCGTAAAGGTTCTTATGCTGCATATCTAGATATCTCTCATCCTGACATCATGGAATTCATGTCACTAAGAATACCTACAGGTGATGTTAATAGAAAGTGTCTTAATATACATCATGGGGTTAATGTACCAGATTCATTTATGAATGCAGTTAAAGACGATTTGGTGTGGGAACTTGTTGATCCAAAAACTGGTCAACAAACTGATACTGTTATGGCTCGTGAGTTATGGGAGACTCTATTAGAAACAAGGTATCGTACAGGGGAACCTTATATCTATTTTATTGATAAAGCTAATGAAGCTTATCCTCAAACACAAAAGGATAAAGGTCTATTTTCAAGAGGTTCTAATCTTTGTATTGAGATTACATTACCAACTAATAAGGAAAGAACTGCTGTATGTTGCCTATCATCATTAAATTTAGAAACATATGATGAATGGAAAGATTCTATGCTTGTACAAGATATTACTGTATTCTTAGATAATGTAATACAATACTTTATTGATAATGCCCCAGTTGAGATATCCAAAGCAAAGTATTCTGCAATACAAGAACGTTCTATTGGTATTGGGGCAATGGGTTGGCATAATTTATTAATGAAGAAATCTATTCCGTTTGAGTCTCAAGCAGCAGCAGAACTGAATGAAGAAGTGTTCGCTCTTATTAAAGAAAGTGCAGTTAGTATGTCGGAGATGTTAGGTGAAGAGCGTGGTGAATGTCCTGATATGGAAGGTACGGGTAGGCGTAATGCTAATCTATTGGCGATTGCTCCTAATGCAAATTCTTCCTCAATTGCCGGAACATCTCCATCAGTTGAACCTATTAAAGCTAATGCGTTTGTGCATAGAACTAGAGCAGGTTCGCATTTAATTACTAATAAGTTTTTAGAAAATTTGTTAGATGAAAAAAATAATAACAATGAATCTATATGGAACTCTATTATAGCTAACAATGGTTCTGTTCAACATCTAGACTTTTTAACAGATCATGAGAAAGATGTGTTCAAGACTGCTATTGAGATTGATCAGAATGCTATTGTTCGTTTAGGTGGCCAAAGAGCAAAATATATCTGTCAGTCACAGTCACTTAATATATTCTTTCCTGCTGGTGTTGATAAGAAGTATCTACATGAAGTTCATTATAATGCGTGGAAATATGGTAATAAATCATTATATTATTTAAGAACAGAGACATCAAATAGAGCAGAGGTGTTGTCTAGAAAGGTTGAACAAAATACAATGAAAGATTATATAGAACCATTTTCTGGACAAGATTTATTATCTAGGGTTTCTGATGAGTTTTCTTCACAAGAAGATTGTGTAGTGTGTCAGGGGTAATGGGTGTATTAAAAATGGGTGTATTAAAATGAATAAAAATAGAAGTATAGATATAAAAAATAAGGTAGATTGTTTATTAATGGAATCAGATTGGACTCAAATGCCAAATGCTAATCTGTCATAATAATTTTCTAGATGAAATTCATCAACAAGAATTGATGTTTAATCAATGTGTAGATGATATGATATTGCCAGATAAACCAGAGTAGTGATTTTATAGAGGAAAATAATATTAAAGAGGATATAAATTGAAAATTGAACTATACTCAAAGCCGATGTGTTCATTTTGTGAGTCCACAAAGAATTGGTTTGATAAACATAATGTACGGTATACTATATACGATATTACAATTGATTCTGATGCCTTTGAAAGATTTACAGAACTCGGTCAGAGGACGGTACCACAAATTATTATAGACGGAAAACATCTTGGTAATTATGATACATTGATGGATAATAAGGAACTATTCTTATTTAATAAACCTGTTAATATGACAACAGCATCTGAGTCATATAAACCATTCAGATATCCATGGGCCGTTGAATTAACAAAAAGACATGAACAATCACATTGGATTGAAGATGAAATTGATCTTGCTGATGATGTATCTGATTGGAAATCTCCTAATAAATTAACACAAGAAGAAAAGAATTATATCATCCAAGTGCTTCGTTTATTCACTCAGTCTGATGTTGCAGTTGGCCAGAACTATTATGATTTCTTTATTCCCAAGTTGAAGAATAATGAGATCCGTAATATGTTAGGATCGTTTGCAGCTCGTGAAGGTGTACATCAAAGAGCATATGCTCTATTGAATGATACTCTAGGTTTACCTGAATCTGAGTTCCATGCGTTCTTAGAGTATAAGGAAATGGCAGATAAAGTTGAGTTTATGCGTGATAACGACAACTCAAACTATTCTAATCTCGCATTAGCAGTTGCCAAATCTGTATTCTCTGAAGGTATATCACTATTTGCCTCATTTGTTATGCTACTAAACTTCCAAAGATTCGGTAAGATGAAAGGGATGTGTAAAGTGGTAGAATGGTCTATTCGTGACGAAACAATGCACGTTGATGGTATGACACAGATCTTCAGAGGATTCTGTGAAGAACATCCAAGAGTAGTGACGGATGATTTTAAGAAACAAATATATTCAATGTTAAGACGAGTTGTTGAACTTGAAGATAAGTTTATTGACTTAGCTTATGATGGGTGTGTGGAAATTGATGAGCTTGGGAGAGATGATGTTAAACAATATATAAGACATATTGCAGATAGGAGGTTATTACAGTTAGGATTAAAACCTAATTTTAAAGTAAAGGACAATCCGCTTCCGTGGCTTGATTGGGTATTGAATGCTCCCGATCATACAAATTTCTTTGAAAATCGTGTTACGGAATACGAGGTTGGTTCATTAAAAGGAACGTGGGGAGATGTCTATAATATGAGTTGAAAAGGAAAATAAATGGGATGGATTTACAAGAATAAGAAATATGACCCTAAAAATTTAGATCCAAAGGTAATATATGGATTTGTATATGAAATAACCAATCTTGATAATAGGAGAAAATATATAGGTAAGAAGTTCTTCTGGGCAACAAAGTCTTATCAAAAGAACTTAAAAAGGAAAAAAAGGAAAGTTGAGTCTGACTGGCGTGATTATTATGGTTCATCTGATGTGTTATTAGAAGATTTGGTTGATATAGGTAAAGATAGATTTGATAGAAGGATACTCAGATTGTGTAAAACTAAGTCGGAATGTGCATATTTTGAGGCTAAATATCAATTTGAGAATAAAGTTCTTGAATCAGAGGAGTATTATAATTCGTGGATAATGGTTAAAGTTAGGAAGGCTCATCTAACAAAGTTGTAATATTTATTTGACAATAACGACTAAAAACTGTATAATAAATCATAGAGAAATAGAGGGTATGAAATGAAAGTGGAATATATTGATCATATGGGGGATGATATTTCTGTAGTTAATTCTGCTAGAGTCTCTTTTAATAAGACATCTCAAGGTGTTGGTGTTGATGAAGTTGTAGATTATGAAGATGAGAATGGCGATTGTGTATTATATGCATTTATACCTAATTTAAAAGAAACTGATATGAAATTAATTAGATTTCTTGCTAAACATAATCATTTCACACCTTTTACTCATGCTACAGTTACAATGAGGGAAAAGGTACCTATATTTGTCGCAAGACAAAGGTTTAAACATGTTGTTGGATTTACATATAATGAATTATCTAGACGATATGTTTCAGATCCGCCGGATTTTCATGTGCCAGAGAATTGGAGATATAGACCAGAGAATGTTAAACAGGGGTCTTCTGATACCGAATTTATATCAAAATTTAATAATTCTATAATTACTGAAAATTCTTCTATTGATAAAGAATATATGCTTTATCTTTTTAAAGCTAAAACCTTATATGATAATATGATTAATTCGGGGGTTTGTCCTGAGCAGGCAAGAATGGTTCTGCCACAGTCTATGATGACGGAATATTATGTAACAGGATCCTTGATGGCTTGGGCTCGTGCATACAATCTTAGAAAGAGTCCAACTGCTCAATTAGAGATTCGTGATTTAGCGAGTAAATGGGATAAAATTATGGGAGGATTATTTCCTGTGTCATGGGAGGCCTTAACTAGTGATTCTTTATAATGATGATTGTATTGATAGAATGAAACAAAATTAAATTAATGTGGAGATTATAATGACAAAAGAAATTTTAGAAAGAGCGTGGAATGTGGGCAGAACTATAAAAGTTCGTTATAAAAAATATGATATGGATTGGGTTACTCTTCCTAAACAACAAGATTTTGGTATGTCAGAATATAAAACTTTAAAATGGGATATAGATACTTATGAATATATAATTAAGGATAATCAGTGATTGACTTTTATAAGCTTAACGTAAAAAGGTTGAGTTCAACTGCAAAGTTGCCTACAAAGGGTTCTGATTTTTCTGCAGGATATGATTTGTATGCTTCATTGGAAACTGATATTGTTATATATTCTGAAACTAGAGAATTAATAGATATTAATATAGCACTTGAAATACCAAAAGGATATGTTGGTATTATCAAACCACGTTCTGGATTAGCATTAAGATATGGCATTGATGTTTTAGCAGGGGTAATCGACTCTGACTACCGTGGGCCAGTGGGTGTTATTTTACAAAATGAAGATTCTGATGAACCATTTGTTGTTTCGTGTGGTGATCGAATAGCTCAAATTGTTTTTATTGAGCATGGTTCCCCTGAAATTGTAGAGGTTGAATTTTTTAGTGATACTGTGAGGGGTTATGATGGATTTGGGTCTACGAGGGGATATGATGAATTTGGGGCTATTGGTTAATAAAAATGTTTAAACATTTGAGAGATCAAGGGTATAATGGAAAACTACTTTCTAATAATTTGTTTTATTATGATGATCTAAAGTCTGTAACTTTAGACTCAGGAAGAAAATATGTTACTCCTTTTGGAAAAGAATATCCTTCTATTACTACGGTATTGTCGTTATTGTCTAAGGATTCTATTGATGCGTGGAAAAAACGTGTGGGTTATGATAAAGCAAAAAGGATATCTAAAAAGGCGTGTGACAGGGGAACTAAAGTCCATGAACTCATCGAAAAGTATTTGGATAATAATGATACTTATT